ACTTTAAAACTATTGCAGACTGCTTGTGTAATGGCCATCTTTACTTACCTCCGGGAGCCACTGATTGTAACGGCACACGCAGGACTCCATCTGCGTATTCGTCTCTTCGTTTCCTGCCCATTTGAGTAACAGATAAACCTTGTACAGCTTGACTGTACTTCTGATCGTATAATTGCACAAATGTAGGATTTTTCAAGTAGGAAAAGGCTTCAGCACATACACCATATATTAAAATTTCAGGAGCGTTTGTAGAAAGAAATGTTGTGGTATTTGTGCTTGATAATCTATCGGGTGTTTTATTATACCAGAGTTCTACTGTATAAGCAGCATCTGGTGTAGGTGCAAATATAAGAGTATTTTGATCCCAGTTTGCATAATAAAATGGTTTTCCTGTGTTGTTAATTCTATCTACATTATATTCGTCAATAAAAGTTGTATCTCTTTGTTCTGCCCAAGTACGATCTTTTGTTGTATTATCAACAATTTGAACACCTCTCTCTAAATCAAAATCATCAGGTAAGGTAATAAAAGGACTACCTATGGTAAAACTTGAAGTAGCAAATTTACGGAAAGCATCAAGATCAAGTTGTTTTTGTACTTTATTTTCAGTGTTAATTATAAATACATTAAGAATAGCGTCTGTTAAAACATCAGACCCTACCTCTGTATAGTTTCTAACATTGCTAAGAAGTTCAGTATAATTCATGATATGCTCACAGTGACATTACCAACTTTAGCAGTAATTATCAACTTTTTGATTTCAATAGAAGGCTGCATTCCATCAGATTCAAATATACTATCACCAGGTGCTCCGACAAATACTGTTACAGGTTCTTGTCTTGCTGGTCTTGGATCATGTAAAGCTACGGCATCTGCAGGATGATAAGGTGGATCTAATTGTGGATGTTTAGGTTCAAAACATTCAGGACATGTGAATAAACCATTCCATTCTTGTTTTAGTTCAAGATATTTATATTGTTGACCACATCTATCGCAGATAGCTAGTGCAAATTTACCGTTTGCAAAAGTCATTTTACCCTACATAAAAGTCACGAGGCACAATATGCACTGAGGTAGATTGACTATCTTCTGTTAATGCTCTTTGTAATTCTGCTTCGTATCTTCTTTCTAATTCTTGTGAACGTTCAGGAGCCACCTCTTGTGATGTGTAGTAGGCTAGTCCTGAAACTAAACAAGGTAAAAATCGGTAAGGAGCATCAGGAGTATTAGTGTAAACACCTGCATCTTCGATTCTTCCTACATAATAATAATTAATTTGTGTGTCAGTTGTATTAGGTGTTTGATATAATGTTATCGTAACGTTTGATAAATTTCTTCTTACATAGTATTGACTAGGTGTGCCTTGAGATGTTTTATTTGGAATATTTTCATACTCAGATCTAGAAATTTTAGTCATACTGGTATCAGTAGAACCATTTCTAAATACAACCTCCAATACATCAGATGCATCAGTGGGTGCTGTGTAAGTGTCAGTCCCCGCAGTTAAATTTGTTGTGTTGTTTTTTACTTTCCAAAGGTGAATACCTCGGTTGCCCCATTCAGAGAAAAGTAAATTAAGATTATCTCTTGCTGCGGATAGTTGATATCCAGTGCGCACATCCATACCACAACGGGCATAGGCACGCTCAACAAGCCTATCAATACTTAAATCGAATGCTGTGGTTCCCGAGGTAGCCATAAATTATTTTTTCTTCTTGTTTTTCTTCTTTACTTGTTTTTTTGCTTTACCGCCACGTTTCATAGCAACAGGCTTACCGCCTCTTTTCATGGCTTGTTTTTTCATTCCCATCATGTCTTTTCTCCTTTTTAAAAAGTTTTTCGTAGTCGTTTTGCCGAGTTTTTACGACATCATCATAATACTCAGTTGGCCAATTTTTATAATAACCTATCTTATGTAGTTTGCAACTTGCTTCATACAGCTGTTTGTATTTTTGCACAAGCATCATACTGTACATATACTCAGGCTCCCAATCACACTCCTCATGTGGATTTACAAGAAATTCTTGTTCTTCTACAGTAGCAGGGTTGCTGGGATGAAACCCCATGAAATATACATCTCGTTTATTATAGGTTTTATTGTAAAAATCTATCTTATCTTGAAATTGTTCAGCATCATATTGTTCCCAATAAGGGTCACAAAATATAATGATATCGTGTTGTTTTTTATTCCAATCCTTTAATACATTTGTGAGATGCTTTTCATATTTTGTTTTATCAAGTCTGACTTCTATACGAAGCTTGTTATCTCTTCTCCATTTCGCAGCAAAGGGACATGCTGGGAAACCTAAATGTTGGTTCATTGGTTCTAAGACATTCTTAGACCAATTGATTACATCACTTTTTATTTTTTCTGCTAGTTTTTTTCGAGACAATTGTTTTTACATTGGTGGGTCTTCCACCTGGATTGCCAGCAGCACGTTTTCTTCGTACTGCTGACGCTTTTTGAGATGTGCTCATACTTCTAGCCTTAGCTATTGGAACACACTTTGGATACTTTCTTTTTGAACCTTTAGACCTACCGCAGGGTTGGTATTTACCATCTTTTTTAGGTGCACCTATGTCCACCCATTTTTCTTTCACCCAAGCACGTAAACCTTTTTTTGCCATTACCAGATTTGGTTATAAATAGCCCATAGAACAACTAATACAAAAACACCAGCAATTGCTTTGCCTTTTTTGTTTAAGCCACTCCACTTATTCCATAATTTTCCCATGATTTACCTCCTTAGACATAAAGTTTGGTTTTTTTCCTTTTTGAATTTTCAACCATGCCACATCCTGCAGCAACGATTGATCCGCCTTTAGCCATACGATTAGCAGATACGGATTTTCTTTGTTGTGAAATTGAACCACCCATAGCTTTTTTCTTAGCTTTCTTTTTTCCGCCAGGTGTTACTTTACCTGAACAAACAGCACTAGCATACATATTTGCATATGCGCTAGGGTAGACTTTAAACCTTGCCTTTGCGGCGGCTTTTCCTCTTGCGCAGAGTTTTCCCATTTTTTTTACCTCCAGGTTTCATGATTTGTTGTTTCATTTGTGCACGTCCTATAGCCATTAAAATTCACTATAATTTTTAATCAAAAATTCTTCCATCCAAGCCATTTTTTCATCAATCGCTTGTATTTGTACTTTAATAACAGCAATGTCCTGTTGCATTTCTGCAACACTATCAGCTTTAGTTTCAACTGCATTTAAACGTTCTGACCACATACCCCATGTCATGGCTAAAGTGCCAAGTAACACAAGATAGGGTAATACTGTTTTAATTTCTAATTTCATCATTTTGTTTTTGCAGACATACCACTTAAAGGGTTATTTAAAGCCTTATTAATCTTCAAGTCAAGACTTTCTTCTAGCAATTTCATTTCATTGAGAAGCTCTCTATTGTCTTCTTTTTGCCTATCTTCCACGTCATTTACAATCTCAGTTATATGTCGAATATCTCCAGCTTGTTGACGTAAATCAGCTTTCATATCTGAACGCATATCTCTGGCTACATCACTAATTATAGTTATTTCTTGCAGGATCATATCTATCTCTGACTTTAACACGGCTATACCCTCATCATATTGAGAAAGGTCTGGCTCAGTATATAAAGTTATCTTTTCCTTCATATCAAGGTAATCTTGATAAAAAGTAAAGCCCGTCCATGCAGCACCACCAAGAGCACCTAATAAAGTAAAGATGGCAAACACTTTTCCACCAGTAATCTTCATTCCCGAATACTCAATACTGGGCATCTATCATCTCCGAAATTGTATTTTCTTGTGCCATGTTAAACAAAATACCATACTGATCTTCTATTGTCTTGTTTAAATATTCATTAACATTTGTATCTACAATTGTAGCTTGTGAGTCAAAAAAGGATTGCGTGTTACTTAATATTTGCATGACAATCAATGTTTTCATTTGAGCATCATCATCATACCTTGCTTTATCATCAATTTTCTTAACTATTTTAGTAGCAGCTTTCTCTTTTTTTGTTACTTTAGGTTTAGATGATTTCTCTTCTTTTGACTTTTCTTCTGGATCTTTTTCTTTTTCTTTTGGTTGCAGTTCTTTTTGTTCTGATTCCTGTGGTTCTTCTTGAGATTCTTCGATAGTCTCTTCTTCAGATTCAGCCTCTACAACTACAATTTCTTCCATTTCGATGTCAGCTATTTCTGCCTCAACTGTTTCATAAGAAACTTCTTCTTGTTGAGGTTCTATAGGTTGAAAACTCACGTCTCCCGCATCATCAACAACGACATCATTAAATTCAATAATCTCTGTAGCATATTCTATTTCTACAGGATCGAAGATATTAAGATAAACTATTTCTTCTACTGAAGTGATTTGTTGTTCAATAATCGTATTGATAACGTTGTAGAATACATTGACCGATACATCGTCAAATAAAGGACCTATAGCAAGATTGATATCCCTACCCCCTATTTCAATTGTTAAACTTTTTAAAACGCCACTGAAATCGAAAGCTCCATTGTATGATTGATAGCCTGACGAAACTCCAGATTCAGACAAAACATCAGTGCCTGAAAAGACTGTAGTCCCTCCATTAGTTCCTGTAATGTGCATGTAGATTCGATCTTGAGCATCTTGTTTATCAACTTCTATGGAATATCTAACTTGACCACCCTTATCTATGCTTAAATCAGAAATGTCAATCGTATTAACAAATGTTGTACCCATACCGTCAACACCCATATCAGAAGTTGAATTACCGCTGCCTGTAATCATAGCGCATTTATCTGTGCCTAATTGACCACAACTATTACCCTTAGGAATATTTGCAGGACCTTGACCACCCCAATCGTAATCCATATCACCTTCTTTGCTTGTAGTGACATAATCATTATCGCCATCAAGAATGTCTCCTGAATCTTCATTAGTGACAGTTGTTGTAGTCGTGGTTGTAGTGGTGGTTGTGGTATAGATAATTTCTGTACCTTTATCTTCTTCTGTTTTTTCTACAGTAACATTCTCTTCAACAGTAACACCGGGGGTACAAAGTCCTTCTACATCAGGTAAGCAGGTATCTGCTTTAGAATAAAAGGAGACCAGTAGTAAGAATAAACAAAGTTTTAAATAAAGCAGCTTGTTGTACATCGCTAAACTCCTGTGTTTGTGGTTTTGTTTGAGCTATATAATCTTCTCTAAATTTAGATCCAACAGGGATCCTATCAGGATTAGTTTTCCAATAAGTAGCTGCTTCAGCTCCTATGGCCCCTTCTGCTGGGCACGGAGTCCCTGCATCGAGCATGCTGTCCCAGACACGAGGATCTTGACATAATAATG